ATTGGCGTTCGTGTTGGCATTGGCCGCTGCGGTGGCAGCATTATTGGCAGCCGTGGTTGCTGTGGCTACACGGGTGTCGGTTTCGGCTTTGGTATACGCGCCCACATCCCCCGCGTTCAGGGTAATATCTGCTGACAGCGCTTTGCCGTTGACGGTGCGGCCCGATGGCACGCGGCCATTGGCGTTCGTGTTGGCATTGGCCGCTGCGGTGGCAGCATTATTGGCAGCCGTGGTTGCTGTGGCTACACGGGTGTCGGTTTCGGCTTTGGTATACGCGCCCACATCCCCCGCGATCAGGGCGATATCTGCCGACAGTGCTTTGCCGTTGACGGTGCGGCCAGACGGTACACGGCTATTGGCATTATCATTTACCGCTTTCACCGCTTTGGGGGTTGCAGCCAGCAATTCACTGTCACTGGTTGTCGCACTGCTCAACTGCACGAACCCTTTGGCGTTTAATGTACCGTCTGGGTGTTTACGGCTTTTTTCATGCGCTGCAATAACATCATCTACATAGCCGCGCGTTGCCAGTACCACAGCCGGATCAATCTTCAACGTCACCGCGTCGGTACTACTGACAATTAAAACCATGCGTACTGTTTGAATCCGTCCGCTACCCTCTTGTAGTAACGGCTTGTACGTTTCGGCACAGTTCCCTATTGCAACCAGATCGCCTTCAGCGTCAAACAGGCCGATTTCGCGTATCCAGAAGCCACCTTCACTTTCTGGAATGACCTGTTCCGCAATAATCTGATTGGTGTTGACGGGATCGACACTCAGTGTATTGATGCCTGCCCGACGCTTTTCATTAATGAGCGTGGTTTGTGCTGGGTTCGGTGTTGGAAGCGTGCCGCCTCCATCGCCGACAGCCATATGCGTGATATCAAGATGCGAGCCTAACACGGTGGCATTTGCCAGCTTGGCTGCACCAATATTCGTTAGTAAGACAAAGTATTTCGTACTCATTGGGTTACTCTCATCGTATCAATCAGGTGAACACCTGCGCCGACGACATCTAATCCGCTAGCGGTAATGGTTTCAGGGAAATAGGGGTAAATGGTCAGCGTGTCACCGCTGTAGCTCGTTGCTGCAACGTACGCTGCGCCTTGCGTGTCTAAGTTGATATTCAGCCCCAGCAAGTGGCGTGATACAGGTTTGGCGTCCGCAATCAGGCGCTCCAGCTCTAGAAACGTCTCTTCGGTAATGCCTTGCTGCTGTACACCAATATCTAATCGAAACGTGCCAGGCACACCGCCGTTCTGCCACCATTCGATAATTCGGATCAGGTAGCCGAACGGCTCCACCACGCGACGCAGCGCGCCAATCGTTCCTTTGTGGCGATGGATGAAGTAAGCATCTTTTATCGCCTGGCGCTTGATGATTTCAGGCCATTTTTCATCCCAACGATCAACAGAGAATGCCCATGCGAGATAAGGCAGCAGGCTTGACGGGCAACTGTCTGGGTCACATAACTGGCGTAACGGGATTGGCGTGCGTGATAATTCTGCACAGGCTTCTGCCGCGGCAATTTCCAACTCGGATGAACCGACGGGTAACAGGCTGCTATTCATCCGCTCCCCCATTATTCAGCGTCCAGTTAGCGCAGTAGGACGCCTGACTTTTATCCAGCACGATATCGGCGGCGGGGCTGACTAAATCAACGCGTTGCACCCCTTCGACATGGAGCGCAGCGAATATCGCAGAGCGGCGAATATCACGACCTAACCGATGCTGCGCGGTGATATAAGCCTGTAGGCGGGCTTCTGCTGTAATACGAATCGGCTCAGCTTCTGGCCCCGGATAGAAATACAGGGTAGCGGTTATGTCATAGGGGATGATGACAGCGGATTGAACAGTTACCCGATCGGCAACCGGCCGAACGTTCTCTGCGTTCAATGCTGCATTAACGGCTTGCAATAATTCACCACTGGCGCTGCCATTCCCCTCACGTGACAGCACGGTTACCGTGACGGCGGCAGGGCTGGGGCTAACTGCGCTGGCGTCAGCAACTCGCCCATCGGCGCTACGTGCATGAAATTCATAGGCAGCAGTCGGCCCCGCCACGCTCAACCCTTCAAACGCCTGTTGTGCGCGTGTGCGTAGGTCAGCATCGGATTCCATCACCGCTTCAACAGGGGGAATCGCTGTTACATCCTCCATGGTGACAACCAGTCGCTGCACGTTAACGTTGGCAGCAAGCTGATCAAGGTCACTTCCGGCGGCGTAGGCCAGCATGTTAGCGCTGGCCGCTTCGTTAACCCGCTGACGCAATAACAACTCATGATAGACAGACAGTTGCAGCAACTTGGTTAGCGGTTCAGATTCCAGCGCGAGCGTGCGCGTGATGGCATCCCGCTGTTCGGCTGGAAACAAAGCGATAAACATCGCCTTGCGTTCTGCATGCAACGTTTCATAGTCCAGCGCTTCAACGACATCAGGCGCAGGCAATAGGGATAAATCAATCAATCCGCTCATCATGCCCCCTGTAGTGGAATCGTAGCGCTAAATGCCGCCAGATTATCCGTGCGCTTTGCCTGAAGCGTGACGGCAACGAGTCCGGCACCACGGGTTTCCAGCGTGATTTTTGTCGGTGTGATACGCGGCTCCCAGCGCATTAACGCGCTGTAGATGGCTGACGTAATCTTTAGCTTTATTGCAGGTTCTTGTGGGGCGTCGATCAGCGCAAAGAGCTGCGAACCGTAACTGCGTCGCATCAGGCGGCTACCAACAGGCGTGATTAAGATATCGCGCACTGACTGGCTGATATGCTCATCATCCGTGATCGCGCGGCCAGTGCTGGCATTCATGCCGATGTATTTTTCATTGCTCATTGCGGGCCGTCCGTTTTGCTACCGCCGCGCTGTATGCCGCCGTGTATATGACTGTCTACAACCACGCCGTTTGATGACATTTTGCCGTCGGTGTGGGTGATATCGCCCTTCATCGTGCCGCCTTTTTCTACGCTGAGCGTTTGCGTACTGAGATGCTGGGTACAAATCACTTTTGGGGTGTCCAGTGTGATTGATTCAGCCGCTTCAATGATCACATTTTTGACGCCTTTAACGGTCATCGTTGAGGTGTTGGCATCATACGTTTCGCTGGCGCCATCGGGATAAACGGTAGCGTGTACCTTTGGGCTGGCGCTGGGCGCACTGTGCTGACTGGAGTACAGGCTTAACACGATCACCGCCGTTGCCAGATCGCCGCCTGGCGCGACCATAACAACCTGCTCACCAATCGACAGCGGCCACCACGTTTGCGCATCACCGGCGCGTGCCACGCCCCAGCGTATCCAGTCCGTCTTATTCCCGCCGGTTTCCACGCGGGCCAGATGACGCACGTGATCGACATCGATAACCGTACCGATACGGATCAAGTTATGCAGCAGGCGGTCAAATTCATTGGCGGTCATGGCTGGCGCTCGGTCATTAATTCATAGCGCCAGTTTCAGGTGTCGCGCGCGAGCGCACAACGAAAGGGGATTGTAAGGGGGCGGTAACAACTAATCGGGCTGAATGAAGTCCGTAATGGTATCAGCTACCCAGTCCAGATCGGGAGGCGTAAGGCCCAGTAACTCACGGATGGGGTAACGCACGGATGAGCGTCCTATTTTGTCAACGTCACCGAACTGGTGGACGCGTGCGATATTGGCTGCATGACCACTGAAACCGACAGCTGCGCTATTGGGGGATGTTTCGATGCGTAAAAAGCGGACAGTGCGTAGCTTGCGGAACATTTTTTCTTTACGTGCCGGTGCAGTGGAGACGCTGCTGACGTTAATACTGAGATAGCGATCAATGTCGGCACGCAAAAATGAGCGCAAGCCACCTCGCCCCACATCAAAGCCCGTAATCATTCGCTCACCGCTGCGGCCTTTGCTGCTATGCCAGTTACGCAGTTCTCGTACTTCACTTTTCCACATAAACCGCACACCGCCTTGTGTGCGGCGGGCTTGCCTTTTTCGCCCCTCGTAAGATGAACCATCAGGGTTCTGTTGCTGTGCTATCCGTTGTTGCTGACGTTTACGTAGGCCAACTGCAATCTGTCGTGATAAGCGACGTCGCTGATTAGCCGCCAGATGCTCGATAACGGATTGCAAATACCCATCCAGTTCCTGAAACAGTGCATCGTTCTGGCTCATCGCTAACCCACCGTCGAATCATGAATGACGGTGTTGGCCACATCGTCTTTTACCAGCAATCCCCATGCATCTTGCCCTTCCATCGGATCAGGTGGCGGGTCAGCCCGATGACGAACATTGATTTCGCCAGTCTCATCACGGGTAACGATGACCGCCTCATCAGCCTGAATGCGGATCAATAAATCGGCAGTGCTATTACTCAGCAAGTCAGCATCAAACGTAATTCCCGTTTTACGCCGTTCCGGGTTGAGCAATAAATCGGGTTGATAGATCCGCGCCCACATCAGTACCGGCACCATCAGCGTATCGATAGAATGCGGGTAGTCCATCGCCAGCACTTCCAGCGTATAGCGATACTCAAAGGAGGCAGAACGCGCACCGGTACTGATTGCATTCCCCTTTTGGACATAGACGACCAGTTGATCGGGGTTTTCACGCAGCCACGGCACGTGTTCGCTAATGATTTTTCTCAGCAGTTCCGCTTTTAGCATGTTGTTGCTCTCTCAGTTGCTCAGCCTGGCGAATTCTCGCCTTATCGTTGTTGGCACTGTCCAGCGCTGCCAGTAGCAGGCTATTCCAGTTAACCGACTGGCCGTAAGTCAGCCGGTTATTGACGATCGCGCCCTGCGGCAGCGGTATTACTGTCGGTGCGGTTAGGTTCGCTGGCAAGGGAACGCACGCTATCGGCACGTAAACGGTTCGCGTAGTCGAGCAACGGCACAGCAGCGCCATCAGGCACAAACTCATCAGCACAGACTTGACCGGCCAGTGCCTGATTAATGGTCTGGCTGCGTGTATCGGCGTCTTGTTGTATCCGGCGTTTATCATGCTCAGCCTCACGGGACAGTGTGTTGAAGATTTGAAAGGTACGTTGCTGATTGTTGATAACGCGCTCGACGCTGTCCCGTTCTGCGAGTAATACAGCATTGTTTTTCGACAGCTTGGCGATGCGTCGATGTTGTAACACGCTAATGATTGCCAGACATAACAACGACACACCGATAATCAAACGCCAGTTCATGCCGGATAGTCCCGTTGGGATAACTGAAAATGCGGCCCATCTTTAAAGGTTTTCCAGTCGCCCCCCCATTCAAGTGGCACACCTAGCTCATCCGCAGCTCGCTTCATTGCCTCAGCTAATGGGTAAAAATATTTCCAGTCCCAACTAACTTTCCCATCAGGCAACGGCACGATATCGATCGCATGTCCAGTAAGATGACGACTATTCATTGTGGTACTTGAGCCACTGTTAACCAATTGGCGCTGACGTTCTTTGGTTCGCAGCCCCTCAATGACCCGAAAGTCGATTGTTGTTAGCTCTAATGCTCGGCGTACAACCCGTACCAAATCGCAATGAACACCAATAAGGTTTTTTTCGCTAACAGAACTAAATGTAAACATGATCAGCTACTCCCCGTTTTACGCTTTAACATGCCCACGGCGATTCCACGCAACTGATCTGTACCAATAAAGCCGACCATTCCTCCTAAGAACGGCGTCAAGCTCACAGGCAAGCCGAAGTAATCCAGTAGACCAGAAATTGTTAATGCCAGCGCCCCGCAAATGACGCCCTCAGCCCATTTATTTTTACGCTCACCACCGTCATAAATCAGTCGAGCATAGGCAATAAGGCCCGCCAATACGGCAGCGTAAATCGTGGGCCATGCGGACTTAAGTCCTGCCAATACTGACGCCCATACATCAGGATCTTTATCACTCATCTTCATTGTCCGTTACCCTCATTCGGGTGTTAATGTTCAGTCCCATAGCTGTATGATTTCCTGTTGTGTTGCCGCAGTGACATCAGGCAGCGTGACCAGCAGGCCAGCCGGTAACAATGGCCCACGCTCACACAATCCCGGATTGGCCGCGTAAACCCCTTCGATTACGCCGTCTGTTCTGCCGTAATAGCGCCAGCACAGCAGGTCGACGGTGTCATTTTGCTGCGCACGAACGTCCATCAGACCAACTCAGCCAGGCCACGATTAACACCGAGAATGTCGCGGATAGCCCAGCGTCCGTCGCGCCACAGCGTGTCAATTTGTGAACTCAACGCCTCAGCATGCTTTTCCCCCTCGCGCGTGGTGTCGATATCGCGATAACCCTCGATCAACAGCGCTTTGGTGATGGAGTACACCGCACGACGGTAGCGCCAGACCAAAACGGATTCGCCATTGATCTGTTCGATTTCGTCAGCGCCTTCTGTCTTAACATCAGACAGGAGGACAACGCCGCGCTGCTCCTGACCGCCTCGCCAGTCTGCAAGCTGGCCGTTAACGTGTGCGACTGCCTCTATGGCTTTATCCATCAGGCGATCCGTTGTCACCTGACCATCAAGACGCATCGCGCGACGCAGGGCAGACAGAACAATCACCGGCCAAAATGCATGGCTCGTCACTTTCGCATCACCATCGTTGATGGTGTCCTGCGTGACCGGCCTTACCGGCTCTGTTGCAATCAGGCTCATAGCGTTACCTCAAAAGACAGGCGGTGGACGGCGTAACACGACACAATAAATTGCTCGCATTACGCCGTGCCGCCTGGTGCGCGGGGGCACGTTCGGTTACTGCGCGCTTTTTCGGGCGCGTGGTGTCGTAGTTCGTGATGCTTTCGCCGCCGTCGATTTACGCGGCGCTCTCGTTGCTTTGGCTGCGGGTTTGTCGGCTGGTTTATCCGCAGGTGGCGTAGGTGGGGCGTCCGTATTTTCTGCCCCTGCCTCTGACTCAGTTGATTTCTTGAGTGCACGTCCCAGTAGTTCGATATCGCGTTTAACACCGATCCCATCAAACAATGTGACCGCCCGTTGCAACCAGTCGCGCGCGGCGCTCAGTTCGTTATTATCCAGACGCAGGGTGTAACCCAACGTTTTGTAAAGTTTGGCGCGTACCTGATCCGGCATGTCTTCGCCAGCAGTAAGCTGTTCCAGTTGCAATAGCAGCGCAGCGGGCAACGGCGCACGGCTGGTATCCGCCTTGAAAGCTGCCAGTGCCGGATCGCAAATCTCATCAACCAGCGTGGTGGCAACAGTACGCTTGTACTGGTCTGGCATCGGCAGACGATGGCGCAGGACATAATCAGCAATACGCAACGCATCGCTAGTCAATCCCGCATCAATCGACCAGATCATGATAGTAGTCAGCACCTCATCAGCCTGGCCGCTATCTGCCGCCAAGACGCCATTAACCCAGCCCTGATAATCGGGCAGCAGTTCCCGCTTCAGTTCGGCCTTTGTCGCGGCAGATTGCACCTGGCTTAAACGGGATTTATCCATCCGCAGTCGATGCAGTTGCTGTTCATAGGCGGTGCGCTCAACATCACCGCCGTTTGATTTGCCGTGGCGTTGAGCCATGACTGTTTGAAAATGTCGCTGCGCAGGTGTCAGCATGATACCCCCCTTGATACAGGCCGAATTTTATCCGGCCTGCTTGCCGTTGAAATTAGCTTTGCGCCGGTTCTTACGCAGCAAACGTAATACCTTCAATCAGGCACCCTGTGCCATAGTCTTCAATGACATAGGCGTCATTGGATGACTCATAGGTCGCAATACGATTGCGCTCAGGTTCATCACGCACGGCACGGCGCTGCTTATCTTCCTGCCAGTAGATCGACAGATTGCTAAACGGGGTCACGAACATGCTGCCATCAGGGAAGGATGGCGCAATGAAGGTGGGCAGATTGCCGATCGCTTTACGCGATACCAGCAACTGACCGGCCAACGCTTCAGAATTAGGATTGTTGGTATTGATGGCGTTAATCAGCGGGTATTCTTTGCTGACCATGATCTGACGGCCACAGATAACCACTAAATCTTGTGATGACTTAAACCACTCATCCAGCAGTGAGTTAACGGCGTCATAGATCACGGCGTCGAGGTTGCCGTAATCCCCCTTAGCGATGACTTTATTTTCATCATCACGGCTGGTGACCGTGATGTTTTTCATCACGCGCTGTGCGGCATGAAGGCGATATTTCTCCAGCCAGCCAATATTCACATCTTGCAATAGCGGGTTGGTTGCCAGATCAGATTTAGCGGCACGCGACGTACCGTTAAAGCCAATCATGATGCGATCAAGCGCTTTTCGTTTGATGATCTGATTACTAATGCGCTGCTGAAAGTCGGGGAACTTGGCCCACATATCCAATTGTGGATAGCTGATAAAGGTATCCGTATTGGTTTGCTCGCAGCGGAATTTATCATCATCCAGCGTGTGAACAGATTTCGGTTCACGTCGCTCCGTGGTTGATGTGTTCGAGCTTGAAATAGGGCCGCTGATACCTAACCCCAGCTTTTGTCCCTCTTGATCAGATACACCAGTGATGTTGATTTTTTGCAACAGCTCGCTGGATTGCTGAACTTTATCTTCCAGCTTTTGCTGGATTGACGGCGCAACACTGAACTGCTTGGTAACGTGATCAGGTTGTACGCCGTTAAGCTCGGCTTGGCGGTTAATATAGGCGTCGAACAACACGCGGGTTTCGTTCTTCATGTTAGGTTCCTGCGATAGTCGGTTTAAAGGGTGATTAGCAGTCTGCTAACACGACGTTGGATTGCTGATTGCCGCCGCTGGCCGGTGGGCGCTGGCTAAAGTTGCCATCCTGTCCGGCAAGCTGTGTTTTCAGCTCGGTTAATGACTTACTCAGCGTTTCTACGTTGCCTTTCAGCTCGGTGTTTTGTTTTTGCAACGCACTGAACGTTTCGGTTTTATCCAGCAAATCACGCTGACTTTGAGCGATAAGCTCAACGGCCTGTTTCAGTTCGCCATTTTCTTTACTGAATCGCTGCTGACTGCCGGTTAGCAGCTCGGTGATACGGGAAAAGAAGTTTTTGCCAGCGTCGCCGGTTGGCGCATTGTCTTCAAATTCCAGCGTGATGGGGGTATCAGCGGCCGTGAAGAAACATTCAGGGCTGGTTTTTCTCCCGTCCAACGGGCCTTTGCCGCCGCACTTGGCGTTAAACTCAAGAATGCCGACGCCGAGACTGGCGGGATCGTCCGTCATTCCCAGCCCCATCAAATAGGCTTCACCGGTGTCAGCGAAAGAGGGATGAATTTCAATGCTGGGGTAAATCTTCTGGCGCTTTGTGTTCAATGCCACCAGATCATCTGTCGCATCAATTTTGATTTGTAGTGCCAACTTGCCTTTAAGCGGGCCGTCCTGGATCTCAAACTCGCTCACTTCTTCCACGTCGCCATACGCGCGAAAATCGCTGGTTGGTGAGTAACCGCGAATGTGCTCAAGGTTCACGCGAGCACCGCGCACCTGTTTGTTGAAGTTTTTCGCCATTTGCGAAATATGCACGCGCTCAAGGATGCGGCCGTCGCAAGTTGCGCCTTCGACTGCGGCCAGAAACGGTTTTGAAATTGGCATGTAATGCTCCGGTGATAACAGGGTGACTGTCTGATACCCCTATCATCGCCACGCTTCACCGCAGGCGCTATCGGTGCGGGTTGTTGCTGAACCACGACAACAGGAGCCGATATTTTGCCGCGCGCGGGCGCGATAGCCTGTATGCATGAATCTACTTCCCGATATCCGCACCGAAGCCAAAAGCCTTTACTGGCAGGCTTATAGCATCCCTCAAATCGCTCAGCGGCTGGGGGTGAGTAACAACACGCTCTATTCATGGCGACGTCGAGATAAGTGGGATGACAGCACGCCGATCCAGCGGGCGCAGGAGCGCACGGAAGTACGCTATTTGCGGCTGATAGAGAAAGACGACCTCACACCGCATGACTTTAAAACCATCGACCTGTTAGGGCGTCAGATGGCGCGTTTTTCACGCGATGAACGAAAGGATCAGGAAAAGGAGGCACGGAAGAAAGCGCCGAAGAACCATTTTACGGACGAACAGATCGCAGAGTTGCGCGCCCTGGTACTGGAATCACTCTACGAGCACCAAAAACGCTGGTACAAAAAACGCAAGCAGCGTAACCGCGCGATACTGAAAAGCCGCCAGATAGGCGCTAGCTGGTATTTTGCGCGTGAGGCGCTGTTAGATGCACTGGAAACCGGCACTAACCAAATCTTTTTGTCGGCCAGTCGGGCGCAGGCGTACCAGTTCAAGCGGTTTATTCAACTGCTGGCGTCCAGCATTGGCGTGGAGCTGAAAGGCGGTGACGCGATTGTGCTGTCGAACGGCGCAACGCTGTACTTCCTCGGTACGTCAGCGGCAACCGCACAGAGTTACACCGGCAATCTGTACTTTGATGAGTTTTTTTGGGTTAGCAACTTTCTTAACCTGCGTAAAGTCGCGGCGGGGATGGCAACGCAAAAAGGGTTGCGCCGCACGTACTTTTCCACGCCATCCAGTGAAGAACATGAAGCCTACACGTTCTGGACAGGGGATTTCTTTAACAAAAGCCGCCCTAAAGCGGAACGGGTAGAAATTGACGTTACCCATAAGATACTGAAAAAGGGGCTGCTGTGCGGTGACAATATCTGGCGGCAGATCGTCACCATTCATGACACGTTAGAGCAAGGCTTTGACCTGGTTGATCTGGATGAAATTAAGTCTGAAAACAGCCCTGACGATTTTGAAAACCTCTACGCCTGCCGTTTTGTCAGCGTCGGTGAGCGTGCTTTTGACTATACCGCGCTGATTAACTGCGGTGTGGATGGCTACAACGATGACGTCTGGCCGGACTGGCGACCGTACACGCAGCGGCCGTTAGGGAACCGCCCTGTATGGATAGGCTACGATCCGAGTGGCGACAGCGGCACAGGTGACAGCGCCGGCCTGTCTATCGTGTCTCCTCCCGCCGTTCCAGGCGGCAAATTCCGCGTGATTGAGGTATGGCAGTTACGCGGCATGACATTTGAAAAACAGGCCGAAGTCATCAAGGAGCTGACCCACCAATACAACGTGCAGTTTATCGGCATTGATAGCACCGGCAACGGTAGCGCGGTGCATCAGCTTGTCGTCAAATTTTTCCCCGCCGCCGTGAAATATCAATACTCGCCCAGCGTTAAACGCGAACTGGTACTAAAAGCCCAAATGTTGATCCGCGCGGGGCGCTTTGAGTACGACGCGGGGATGATGGAGTTGGCGCGGTCTTTCATGACAGTACGGAAATTTGTTACGCAGGGCGGCATGACGTCGTATGCATCAGACAGAACAAAAGGCAGCAGCCACGGCGATATAGCGTGGGCAACCATGCACGCCTTACACAATGAACCAATCGGCAGCGAGTCGGGCGGTAATGATGGATTTATTCAGGAGTTCTAACCATGTCACGCAAAAAACATTACTCGCGCACAGCCAGCCAACGTAGCCCAGCGGCACAGGCACCCGTAACAGGGGAACTGATTCAGCAGCCGATTGAATCGCTACAGTCTTTCTCGTTTGGTGATGCTCAGCCCATTATGGACAGGCGCGACCTGTTGGACTGCATGGAGTGCGCCAGAAATGGCCGTTGGTATGAACCACCGATCAGCACCTACGGTCTGGCGCGGATGTTTGACGTTGCCGTGCATCATCAGTCACCGATACTGTTCAAGCGCAATGTCATCATGTCCTGCTACGAGCCGCACCCGCTGTTATCGCGGCAGGATGCCAGCGCCTTTGTACTCGACTGGCTGGTATTCGGTAATGCGAATCTGGAACTGAGAAAGAACCGCATCGGCCAGCCGCTGAAACTAAAGCACACCCACGCCAAGTACACCCGACGCGGGGAGAATCTGGATCAGTACTGGTTTGTGACGTACTACGCCAACGATCACGAATTCGAGCCAGGCAGTGTGTTCCACGTTAAAAGCCCCAGCATCCACCAAGAGATATACGGCACACCTGAATATATGGCGGTAATCCAATCAGCGATGCTGAACGGCGAAGCCACATTGTTCCGGCGTAATTACTACATCAACGGTAGCCATGCAGGGGTGATCGTCTACCTCACCGATCCCATCACCAACAATGCTGACGTCGAACAGCTGAAGAAGTCACTGAAAGATGCACGCGGCGGCGGGGCATTTAAGAACCTGTTTGTTTACGCGGCAGGCGGGAAGAAAGACGGCCTGCAAATATTGCCGTTCAGCCAGATTGCGGCCAAAGATGAGTTTACCGGCATCAAGGATGCAACCCGTGACGATATGTTAGCCGCGCACCGTGTACCGCCCAATTTAATGGGGATTATGCCGAACAATGCAGGGGGATTTGGTGACGTGGAGAAAGCCGCGAAGGTGTTCGCCATCAACGAACTCATGCCGATAATGGAAAGCCTGAAAGAGCTTAACGACTGGCTGGGGATCGAGGTACTGCGGTTCAAGCCGTATGCTCTGGCCGACAGTGCAATGTAGCCGCGAAAGTCATTCAAAACCACTCAACTAGCCATCAAACAGCAGACCGGACAGCCGTAAGATTGTCCGGTTTTTTTACGTCTGCGTAAAAGCGCCTGAATGCGATTCTGAACAACGTATTAGCCGAATGATGCCGTGATTGACTGAGATCGAAAAAGCGCAATAGCGACGTGATGAGGATTCAGCAGCATATGAACCAGCATACCCCTCTTATCCCCCTCAGCGCGCGAGGGTTCCCCCGCCACGCCCGCACACGAAAATAGCGCGTTTTTATGCAGTTGTGCAGCAGGAGCAAACCCGCGCCAGTACTGGCGCGGGAAGGGGATAATAGCATCAAAAAAATTGTGCGTTGGTGTGCGGGGTTGTGCAGCGATTCCCGCTTGACTTTATGCAGAGATTAATCTTAAAAAGGATATTCTTTTTTAAGGCTTGCGAAATTTTCGACGATCCATGCATTAACCTTTTTCTTTCCTTGAAGGTTAGATGGTAATTCTTCATGAATCATCCATTCGATGACTTTTTGGTCACTCAAAGATACTTGGTTTCCATTGTCATATTTAAAAGCATTAATTAAATCCAGAACTTCATAGCCCTCTTTACGGCTGAAACGATCTCTGTCTTCAGTCGTTTTAGTGGGATCATCACCAGGAACAGCAGTCCAACTGTAGTCGTCATATAACATGTCGCTTTTTTTCATGTCGGCCATTTCATTTTCCTTTAGTCAGAGTTAATTGATTACCGAAAAGTAATCGCCGAAAGGAATATCTGAAATCGATCACTTAGCCAACATTTAGTAACTCACTAATATTAATGTCATCCATGACTGGTATTTTTATGAGTTATAACCATCAACTTTATTTAACGCAGCCATCACCGCCAACCGTTCCGCTGGCTTCATCGCCCTGTAATTTGCCGCCCAACGCGCCGCCTTGCGCTTGATACGCTGCCGTTCGATATAATTTTCACCGGCAAATGCCGCACTATATGCCGCGCCCTCTGGGTAATTCATCCACAATTTTTCCGTTCTGGCTCCACCGCGTGTCATTACCTGAAATTCGATAGAGCGCCAGTCGTGCAACAACTCATCGTAAAGCGATGACGGATAGCCGGAAATCATCACGTAATATGGGCATTGCCGCAGAATAGCGATCAACTCACGATGGTTATCAACCGTGTATTCATGCCGATAACGTGCATTTCCGGTTCTTGTTTCTGGCAAATACGGCGGGTCTGCGTAAATCAGCGTGCGACCCATCGCTTCAAGGTCGTGACTTTGCAGAAAATCAACAGCATCCTCATTGATGATCCGTAGCTGCGTATCCAGCGTGTCTACAAAATCAGGATTGAACTGACAGAACTCTTCAACTGTGATCTGGTCAATATCAACACCAACATTCATCCGCGCGGGCGGCTTATTCAGCATGACTGCGCCACCGCCCAAATGAGTTTCAACGTAAACATCATGCGGCGGCATGTTAGCGATAATTTTCTGATACGCGCCTGACGCAGCTTTACTCCCCAGATATCCCACTATTACCCCTCCACGCCTGGCTTCAGTATCCCTAAAGCATGCTCTACACACCGATCACAAATGCACGCATTCCCTTGCCCAACGATAATTTTCTTCGCGTAGAGTCTTGGGGTACCACAAAACGAGCATTTATATTCACCGTTAACAGCTGATAACCCCCCACTTCTCACCGCGTGATAGCTATAACGCACAGACTTGGCGCACCCTACAAGCTCACATGCTGTTATGTTTTCATTAACCATCAGCGTTTGTAATCGGGACGATATTCCCATTAACTTCAGATCTTTTTCCGTGTATATCGGCACTTCCTTACCCGCTGGTAATTTCATAAATCCCCCTTTCGGTACCACATAGCTATTTTCATCTGTGTTGCAGCCGCGTCATTTCTGACTGTGATCGATGTTCTGGCCAGCACAGCCGGTTATGACTATGAAACGTCACGTAACACGGCGATACGTTGCAGTAGTGCCGCCGCTCTATCCTGATATTCCGCGTCTTTTTTCTTACTCGTCGGCGTTCGATACAGACAACCGTCAGCGCTGGCAACGTAGGCATAACCCGCGAGTGTTATCGCGTTGCCGGTTTCCAATCGCCGCACCTCACCGGCGCTGATATCCCAGCCCAGCGAACGGGCGAAATCTGCAACGCTGGCGCGCCAGTCGTCCGACCGCTTACTAACAGTCTGTTTTTCAGTCTCTTTATGGGGCTGAGTTGTGGACGAGTGTTCTTTATGTCGCCGATCCGGCGGCTGAGATCGAAGCCGGTTGAACAATCCGCGCCGTTCCGTGTCGGTCATGTGCTCAAAGTCGGTAATTTCTGGCTCTGACGTACTGCCAATCTCTCTATCGGCGGGTTCGGAAATGCTTATTTTTTCGTCGTCCGTAGAGTTATTGACAGAACTCCAAGTGCCGCCGGTTGGCGGCGTAACGGCCACCCCACGCACAGCGCTATCATTAACGCCTGCGTCTGCTGCCTGTTTTTTGCGGATTTTCCACTTAACGAGACGAGTACAGATACGTGATATCTCACCTAAGCGCGGTGAGAAAACGCCAAAGATTTTTTCTGGTGTCTCGCCGTAGTCGTTTTGCTCGTCGGCATCCTCATACGCGATGCGCACTGTGTATAGCTCGCGCGGGATTAACACGCCGCCTTGCTTTTCGATGTAAGTAGCGAAACAGCCTGCATCAGCGGAAGCCAGCACGGCATCCATTGCCGGATCGGCTAACTGAGAAGCGCCGCGCTTGAATGTTCCGGCTTCTTTCTGCACTGCGGTAAGTTGGTTCGCCAGTTTGCGTAGTTCGCGCCAGACTGTGACGGGCGGTAGACCGAACGGCTGAAACTGCCGGATGTTATGTTGAGACGCCCAGGCCATCGCAAACCGTGCGGTTTCGCGCAGAGGCTTTCCGGTTTCGTTATCACGTTCACCGTCAAGTGCGTAGCCGTCGATGTTTTTACTGATATATTTGGCAACATAGGCCGTTGCACTACCTTTCTTAGGATCGAGCCTTTTCGCTTTAAAGCGTGCGCCTGTATTACGCCCTAACTCCGATCGGTCTACAGCGATGAAATATTCACGCAGAATTTCAGTGATTTCTTTCCGGTCTTCTGGCGGCATGAATAGCAATACGTGCCAGTGCGGTGTAGCGTCGTGATGCGGCTCTGCGACGCGGAAGCCATACGGACGCAGGCCGCGCCGGTTCAGTTTCGACATGGCTTTAGCCCATGTCTTACATAAATAGCGCTGCCCCTGCCGAGGGGATGACGTATCCCACTTGGGATTCTGATGACCACTCTGAATAGTGGCGTGATAACGCGATGGGCAAGTGATAGTAAGAAAAACACCCTCGTCACTGCGCGATATTGCAACCATCTCGACACCCGCCATTCGTGTCATGAGCTCGTGACGGCGAATAACCGGATTGCTAATGCTGGCGTACACCATGTTTTCCAGCGATGCGACGTTACCGTCCCCATCAACCAGTTCGTGCGCCTTAAAGAATTCGCGGTTTTTGCGGCGCTGCTCCTGCCACTGATTCAGTGCATCAATGCTGACGTAAGGCATCCGTTTTTTATGGATCACGCCGATGGCGCGGAACTGGTTTTCTCGCCATTCGCAGCGTAAACGCCACAACTTACGCCCCCACCATTCAGGGCTGATGATGCGCAGAATGGCGGAGCAAATACGTTTTTTTGATTCGTCATCGCCAATGATCACGCCCCAGCACGGCGGCGTTACCCGTAGCGCCAGCATTTCATAACCCAAATGCCAGAAAAGCGCCTGGAGCTCGTCATTGGTCATATCGGCGGGCAATGTGTTGCCGCATTCGGTTTCAAACATTTCAGTGATGCTGGCCGCAATAGCATGACCAGCGTTAATCGCTTCATGTTTCGTAAACTCTGCCAAATGCTGCCAGCGTGCACGCCAGTAGCTCGCAAGCTCTGACGTAAAACCGTCACGCACACCTTGCTTTGCACGCACAGCATCCAGACGCAGCAGGGCTTTTTTCACGGTTCCCATGAAAAAAGCGCTGACGTGTCGCGACTCTCGGTTGGCGCGCAGCCATTCTATTTTCTTCCTGTAGGTATCGCGGATAAAAAACGGCTGATCGAGCAAGCGGGCTTCAACACCTTCCGGTGTTTCCATCCAGTTTTGTAATGACGCTTGATGCTCGTCCCTCTCAGCTTCTGCGAACTGGCGGCGCATTGTCAGTAACGTTGAATTAGGCTCGAAGTAGTCCAGCCGCGCGACGGCCTGCTCGAAATCCAGATCGGAGAAAGCGGCGCGTGATACCAGCCGCTTAAGATGCTGCTCGACGGCTGGATGCGGCTCATGGGTATTTACGACAGAAGAAGTAAAAGATTCAGCGATCCCCTGATACGGCGAGATCGCTGGACGTGGTGCATTCCACGGATAGGCCCACTCAGACATTACTTCCGCACTCCATGTATGCGGAAATAAAATTCGTGGCTACCTCGGCATTTATCGCGTTCCCGTATAGTGCTGTACCTGGATAACCAACACCGTCTGATAGAAAAGGAAATTATCGCGCTGGGCGGCATCAACAGTACCGAAGTGCATCCGCGTGAAATCCTCAAAGCCTCACTGCGTCATAACGCCGCCGCCGTGATACTGGCACACAATCATCCTTCCGGCTGTGCCGAGCCGAGTCAGGCTGACCGCCATATCACCGACAAGCTGAAGGACTCACTGTCACAACTCGACGTCAGAGTCCTCGATCATCTGGTTGTTGGCGGCGCTGAAGTAGTGTCTTTTGCTGAACGTGGCTGGCTGTGATGATCACATTTACTACCGCACTTTTATAAGGAAACAATCATGCCATCATCGGATACCCCGGAATGGGGACTAAAATGTGCCATCACTCCGCGATTCGGAGCCAGACTGGTGCAGGAAGGTAACCGTCTGCATTATCTGGCAGACCGGGCCAGCTTTATCGGTACTTTTAGCAAGGCAGAAGCCCGTCATCTGGAACACGTCTTCCCTGAGCTAATTAAGCTGTTGGAACAGAAGCTACGCATGGGGGAACTGAATCCCCGTCAGCAGGGGGGTGTCATGTTGCATTGCAACGAATGGACTTGTGAAGCCGATACGCTGGGTAGCGTTGGCTACGTTTATATTGTTATCTATCCCTCTTCGGCAGCAGCAGAATAACCCGCAGCTTCTTTCCCCATTCTGAACATTTCCCTGATTTTATCGACTTAACCTGAAGAGACAATTCCCATGCAAACATCACCGGCAATCCCTCCACGGGAGGATAACCCCTGTCCGTCACCTATAACCGTCTGGCAACAACTGCTGACCTACCTGCTGGAAAAGCACTACGGACTGACGCTGAACGACACACTGTTCTGTGAGGAAAACGTAATTCAGGCGCATATCGATGCAGGCATCACGCTGGCCAATGCCGTCAATTTTCTGGTGGAGAAATACGAACTGGTGCGTATCGATCGCGACGGCTTTAACTGGCAGGGGCAATCGCCGTTTCTTACCGCCGTTGATGTTCTCCGTGCCAGACGTGCTACCGGCTTGCTCAAGGCATAAAGATTGCGAGCGGCTTTCCAGTCACATCGCACCAAACCTATTTATCTCTCTCCCCGATGCATAATGCGCCAGTCCTTACCGGCTGGCGCATTTGCTTTTATGTATGGACCATAAATGATGCAAACTGAACCCGAGGTTTTGACCGAACACACCGAGCTGATCTGCTCGACCAATATCGAACGTATCGTTACCGGACGTGATACCGCGCTGCAACAGATAGAACAGATCCTCAACCAGCTACGGGCGATCTCAACACTAACAGCAACTATTGGTGGCGGCACTGCTGAGGACTGGGGGCTGAAGCAAGGGCATCGCTACGACTGCTGGCTGACAGAAATGCCTGACAAGGCGATGCCCGCCATCACCCGCACACTGGATCGCAATATCTGGCGCGACCTGATGCTGAAATCCGGCATGTTGTCGCTGATGGATGCCGAAGCACGTACCCAGTGGCATAAAAATCTCGATGAAGGGGAGCTACCGGCCATCAGTGAAGCCAATATTCTCAGCACCTTTGAGCAACTTCACCAGAGTAAGCAGGAGGTATTCGAGCGTGGGGTCATCAACGTATTCAAAGGACTATCATGGGATTACAAAACTAATCACCCTTGTTACTTCGGCAAGAAAATCATCATCAGCAATCTGGTGACGTACAACCGTTGGGGCTTTGGTCTGAACTGGGGCTGGCGACGCGATCAACTAGCCGATCTAGAACGTATGCTGTATCTGCTGGATGGTAAACCGATCCCTGACAATCGGGGCGATGTGACCATCCGACTGATGGACCATATCCGCGATCATCCCCATCAGCAGGAATACGAAGATGAGTACTTCAGCGTTTGTTACTTTCAGAAAGGTACTGGGCATCTCACCTTTAAACGTTCTGACTTGACCGATCAGATGAACGATATTATCGCCAAACACTATCCGGGAATGTTGGCGGCGAGGTGA